GCTCAGGTTCTTTGTCCCGTGCATTGGCGTTGAGGCTCAGGCCGCCAAGCAGACCGACAAACGCACCGATGATCGTCTGGAACGCAGGGTTGACCGTCTCAAGGATAGCTGCGCTGCTCACAACGTCGTTTGACACAAACAGGCCAACGGCAAGCGCCAGCACGACGACAAGGATAACCGCCGACAGTGTAACGATTGCCACGCGGATAACAAACTCGATGGTATCATTCGTGCCGTCTTTATTACTTTCAAAACTATTCAGGAAGCTCATCACATTCTCCTTTTTTTGGTGGCTTCGGCTTGATCGAGCCGCTGCCCTGCCCAGCCATTAATCCTGCCAATGCCCCGACAATGAACGTAGCAATAGGGTTGATCAGCTTAAAAAACTCTGCGTCATTCGGGGACTGCCCCTCCATCGGCTGCGACACAAACACCAACGAGTATAGCACAGTTGCCACGATGAACGTAAGTGTCAGCGACAACACAATGCCGACGATGAAACGCAGCAGTTCCTCTGGTGACCATTCGCTAGTCGGCTTCATCTTCTTCACCCGTATTTATCAGCCACTCGGTACAGTAACCCATAGCAATACACTTAGGCTTCTTGCATATTTCCTCCTGCCAGTTCGCAGGGTCTTGGCAGTCATACCGATAGCGGTCTTTGCAGCCAGACAAAAGCAGCAGCACTGCTAAAATCGACGCGATCCTCATGTCAGCCCATCTTAAATGCAATTGTGGACAGAAGCGCAATTATTCCAGCAGCACTGCCGATCATGAGCGCCTCAATGCGCTTAATGCGTACAATTGTTTCCCGCCAGCGCTCAGCGCAAACGGCTTCATGCGTTGTCAGGCGCATGTTTATGTCGTCGCTCATTTCAGGTTCCGCAGCTTGTATATGGTGGTCAGATACACTTCCGTGACACCGTCGACCAAGTTGGCCACAGCGCGGTTGCCCTTGCAGATGTCCTCGTGATGCTCCTCGATCCACTCGGCGTCGGCCTCTAGGAGCTTCAGCACGTCACGCTCAGTCACGCTGGGCGCTGGTATGTTGCCGATGAGGCTGAACGCGCCTTGATAGGCCTCCACGAGCTTGTCGATGGCGTCGATGATGGCGTCGTAGAACTTGCCCAACGTCTTATGCTGCGCGTAGCTGCCTTCGCCCTTTGCGCGCCAGTGCTCGAAGTGGGCTACGTTGCGGGCGTAGAAAACGCGGCTGATAAGTTGTTCAATCATACTGTGTAGTTCCTTCTGCGGCTTTTTAGGCGGCACCTTTCACAAAGGGCGGATAACCGCTGTGTCCGTGTCTTTATAAAACTCCATACACCCTTTGCACGCAATATTCCAGTCCGGACCGTCAGCTTCTGACCAACTGGGTACCATTATCCGCACATGCCGCGCCAAGTGTTCTTTGTCATCCTCGAATACACGCCAAACATGCTCGTGCGAACCGCGCCCCGGCTGCCCTGCGGACTTGTTAAAGCGGATGCGAAAGTGGCTCACTCTGGTGGGTTAGGTAGTTTGAAGTTATCTGGGAACGCCGTTGAGGCGTGCACGCGACGAAGCTCGCGGCGGTATTCAATCCACTCTGCGCGCTTACCGGCGGTGATGGGTTCATCAGGCAGAACGCGGTAGTCACACTCACGCAGCCGATCCCAAGTCTCTTGGCGGATCAGGTCCTCGCGGCTGGCAGGTTCTGGTGGAGGAGGCTTATCCCCTACATAGAACCAACCTGTACCAACGTGCTCAGGGCCAATCCACGCAAGGTCGCCTAGCTTATCCTCAAGGTTGGCAAGGCCGAATACCGGCCCCCAGTTCTCAGGAAGCTCCTGCGGCTCCGTCAGCGGCTCCATCGTCACTAAGTTTTTCAACTGCCACAGCTTCGCCATTAGAATTTCCTGTAAAGTTCAGACCGGGCTGCTGTTCCGGGTGGGGCAGATTAGCGCCAACAAGCATATGCGGGGTCATGTCATTCGGGAAAGGCGCGTGGCCGTTTAGATGCAAGCGCTCTTCTTCCGAAACATGCCAGTCACGCCACGAAGAAAAGTCACGGCGCGGTGCGAGGTTTATATGGCAACCCACATTCGCAGCAAGTTGGTGAATAAGCTCGATGGCTTCAACTGGCTGCATGAGCGTCCACACAAAACGCCCGTCGTTGCAGCGCATACCAATCTCGGTCGTACCGCCAAAAGCAGTCCCTACTGTGATAGATCGGGCACGGTTGAAATCTCCGAGACGGTTTTCCTCACCCATCTCGTACTCAAGTTGGCGGAGGTTCTCGCGGTGTTGTTTTTTGGTTTTAGGCGTCATTGCGGGTTCCACGATATAACAACGCTACCTCCGGGGCTGCCCGCAGTGATGGGGTACGACGCGCCGGGAGTAACTGGCTGCGAATTGAAAGTTGAAGGGTTTGGTGATGTACCGGGATTGCCGGGGTTAGCAGGAACAGGACCGTTTGAGCGGCCTCCGCCGCCGCCGCCACCGCCAGCGTAACCGCCGCCACCGCCGCCTCCGGCACCTGACACGTTACCAACGCGACCAAAACCACAAGCTTGGGGAAAGGCCGCTCCCGGTCCACCGGCACCGCCACCGCAGTTTCCTCCTGAGCGGGAGGGCGCACAGGCTCCGGGGTTTATTGTACCGGAGCCGCCTCCGCCCCAACGGGGGACGGAGGGGTGGGTGGTCCCTATTCCCGCTGCACCCCCTAGTGACCCTCCGGCCCCTCCGTTTCCGTCAATTTCCACACGGTTACAAGGGCATCCAAAGCAGTTGACAGTTTGACGGTTACCGCCGGTACCGCCGCCACCACCGACTTTTGTAATGCCTGCATTCCCGCCATTACCCTGCGCTCCGCCGGGGAATGTTTGGCTTAGCCCAGTAGAGGGGTTTCCTGCGGTACCAGAAGTTCCGGGGTTTCCAGCACCTCCGGGGGTCCCAGAAGCTCCGGGGTTTCCAGCCCCTCCGGTGACGCCTGTACCGCCATTACCCCCAGTCGGCAAACCTCCCCGCCCGCCATTAGCTCCGATACCGCCGGTGGGCATCACGCCGCAGTATATCGAACCGCCACCTGCGCCGCCGCCACCGCCACCACCAACGCTCGGTGAACCGGGAGACGGATTTCCGGCGTTACCGGGACTACCGTTGCCGCCTTTGCCAGTGATGTTTACCACCGATATACCTGTGGGCACGGCGAAAGTACCCGGCGAATTAAACGTCGAAGTGCCGCCCGGAGTGAGGGATACACCACCAAATAATGCGATCTTAGATGTTCCTGTAGGCATTATGATCTCCAAACGCTAGGGTGGCCCGCACCGGGGCGCTTGTCCCAGTGGTACTCAGCAAACGGGCCGTCTTTAGCGACATAGTGTAGCATAAACTGGGCGTTTACTCTAGCATGTATCATCTTGTTACGCCAGTGGTAGACCTCGCAGCCTTTATAAATTACAGCGTCACCGGGGTCAAGCGTGACCTTCGTAGGCTCCGCGTCCCCGTACTGCATCCAGATCGGCCACGGCTCGCCGTCGCAAGCAACATTGATAGTAACAGAATACTCGCACGATGGCCTGTCCACATGCCTCTCAAGCTCATCGCCCTCAACATACACTCGGCTGTAAGAGTAAGTTGGTAGTAGGTCGCAACCTACGACTTCCTCCACCGCCCCTTTACTATTTACCAGCATAACCTCCATCAATGGGTCTGCATACCGTGCATACTGGCTGGGGTTATCTGGCAACGGTCCTGTGCCTTCACCCCTATCCATGTATAGCGTGTCTTTCAGCGCATACTCCATATACCGAGACACTACACTGGCGTCTTCGGGCGACATGAAGTTACGGACTACTTGGTACGTGAAAGTGGCCTCATTACTCATAGTAGAACCATCCCGTGACGATATACTTACTTCGATCACACAAGACAGGGTTACCTCTGTGTGCGTGGGTAAAAGTAGCGGGCCAGAGCAACATGGTGTTGGCTTCAGGATTTATGCGCCTACGCTGGTAAAGGAACTCGGTCTCGCCGCCATCTCCGTCGCCAAGGCTGTTAAGATAGAGCATATACACCAGCACACGGTCGGCGTGGTCGCCATTGCTCTGCTCGGCGTGCCAGACGTGGTAGCCGCCACCGGGGTCGGTGCGCTGCATTTTCATGTGCGTGGCTCGAATGCGCCCATCCTTTATCACCGAGAACTGCTCCGAGTAATCCTCGTAACAGCGCTGAAGTCCGTCAAAGAACATATCAACGGTCGATTTGTCGTCAAATGGCGCAGCGGTATGCACGCCCATGTTCAACCCGAGTTGCATATCGTCTTTGACGTGACGCGCAGCACCTTCGCCATTTTGCCTGTTGGTCCCAGCGCCACCCTGCGTCAGTCGCTCGAACTCCGCAATCAAGTGCTCGCAATACCCCTCAGGGTACACGTCGGGGTACAACTTAATGAAATCTTCTTGGTTGTTCATCGGAAGGGTGGTCCTGAAATCCATGCCACGAGGGACTGGCGTGTCCCTTGCGTGACGGGTGTGACTTGGTGGAGAGTATAGGCAGGGAAAGCAGCAATCAAGCCCCGCTGTTTGCGGACGTTCTGCGGATCGCCGCCCGTCATTACTTGGAGGTTGCCCCCCTCGTATTGCGCTGGGTCTGTTAACTGAAGCACGAGGCTCAACTTGCGGCTCGGGGATAGCCTCCCGCCGTAGTCTTGGTGCCAGCCGTACATGCCGTGCTCGGACTGGTTGTAGTTGGTTAGCTGTATAGCCTCGCCAAAGCCGGTCAGGTCAAAACGGTAGTATTCTGCGTTTAACGATGACGCGGCGTGTGCCAGCTTCTCGAACACCCATGCGGTCTCTGGTGTCTTATTCAGCCACGAGACTTGCGAACGGCGGATGTTGTTGAGTTCGTCGCCATTTGGGTTTCCGCCCACTTGCGCTCGCTGATCGGCGTTCTTGGCTTGATTTTGCAGCCAATCAAGCTCTTGCTCCGTGAACGCGCCTTCCCACCAGACGAAGGGTTCGACGGGCATGGTATAAGGTGTTAGCAGGTGCTGCATGGACGATCTCGATGGGATATGATGAAGTGCAGGCACCGTGTCGGAGTTTCTGAAGACCCCCCAACAAGCTGATGCTGCATCCATGAGTTGGCGAGGAGGACAGTCCCCGGCTGCATATTATTAAAATGGATGCTGTTCGTAGCGTTTGTCACTTCGTCGCTAGGTGCGAGGTCAAGCTCGATCATCGCCTTGTTCATCCGAGTGTCGTGATACACTGGGTATGCGCCCCCTTGAGGTGCGTCTACGAACACCCACCCGCAGACTTGACTGTTCTTATGGACGTGTACGTTAGTACCACTCTGCGCTCCGGTCTCCTGCACCCACAACCCCGCAAGGTAGAAGTCGTAGCGATCAACCGCGTAGCCCTGATCACGCAGCATTTCTACTCCGGACATCAAAAGGTAGTCGGCGGTACGCCGGAACGCTGGATCGTTCCTGACATCTCCTGTCTGGCACATTGAATACTCTGGGGTGCGGACGCTATCCAACTGTTCTAGGCAGGTGGGCGCTATCTCTTCAATGAGATCAGGCCGCTCGTCCCGGTACACGATGGCAGGGAAGTACGCGAAGCCTTGCATACTTACCCTACAACATAAGACATTAGGCTATCTGCAAAGTCAGTAATCTGCGTGGGTGGCGGCGTTTCGGTGCCAGCAGGCTGGGCGCGCCAATTCTCCATTAAAACTTCTTTGGCAATTCTCACAGCTTCCATGCGATTGCGCTGTAGCTCTATGGTGGAAAAACCAGAGGCAGCCGCATCGCTTATAGCCGTGGCGGTTACCACGTTATCTTCTGTTAAAGCCATCGGGTGCTCCTTCCGCTTAGGCTATCATGTTCTTCATCGAGATATTGCCATAATATGTCGTGCCGTTATCTGGCGTGAAAAATACCCAAATGTCAACAGCATTCGCAGTTGTCGTGCGAGAAAGCGCCGCAGCACCTCCGGGGAAGCGGAACGTACCGCCAGCCCATGCGACCGTTCTGCCCGCCGTCGCGTCGTTTGTCAGGATGAGCGTGAAAGACGAGCCACGGCTCGCGTTGGCGTTTGAGTTTGCCAGCGTGAAGGTGCAGTTGCCGGTGAGCGTAGCGGTAAAGACGTTACCCTGATTAAGATTGATTGTGGTGGCTGTGCCCGAGTTACCCAGCGCAACGACCTCATCTGAGTAAACTGCTTCGAGGTAGCCAGCACTGGTGAGCCTAGCAACTTCTGCGCCATTAGTGCTGAACGCAAGCGTGTCAGCCGCTGGAGACCACATGCCGGTGTTAAGGTCACCCGTGAACGTATAGGGTGGGGTACCAACAGCACCTAAAGCGGTGGCAACGCTTGTAGCACTCGCAGCGCCAAGGGTCGGGGTAATGAGTGTTGGTGAACTGTTAAGTACGACGGAGCCAGTTCCGGTCGAGGCGGTGACGCCTGTACCGCCGTTAGCAACGGCAAGCGTGCCCGCCAGCGTGATAGTTCCACTACTGGTGATTGGGCCACCCGACGTAGTAAGACCAGTCGTTCCGCCGCTAACATCAACCGAAGTGACAGAGCCTGCCGATCCGCTGTTAGATGCAAGCAGTTTGACGGTACCAGCCGCATTTTTGAAATACAGCTTCTCGTCAGTCAGGTTAATGGCAAGCTCACCCGCAGCAAGGTCGCCCGCAACGGGGGCAGCAGCCGCCGTGCTTGTTCTGTAAAGTTGGATTGGCGTGAAATTCGATTGCGCCATTAGAAAGTACCTCCGTCGATCCCGCCAAATGACGGACTAGATGAGCCATTAGATAGCAGAACTTGACCAGTAGTTCCAGCCGAAGTGAATGCGTATGCCGTTCCTGTGCCATATGCAACAGCGCCCGCAGTGGGAGCGGCGGTTCCGTTCGTCCCGCCATTACCAACAGGCAACGTGCCTGTGGCCGTTGATACGTTTGCCGGGGGAAGAATACTTGAAAGAGTGGCCATTAAACATTCCCTGTACTTGTTGATGGGAAGGCGCGACCAGCGCCCCAAATAATTCTTACTGCACCACCAGCGCCCGGACCGTTTTCATCAGCAACTTCAGCACCGCCACCGCCGCCGCCATATGCGCCACCTGTTGACGGCGTTGCGGTAGATCCGGGGCTTGCCGAGCCATCCGCTCCGCCAGAACCACCAAAACCAGAAGTGCCATTGCTCCCGTTATACGTCCCACCGGCACCGTTAGAACCTTGGCCAAGTATTCCTACACCCCCGCCAGCACCCGCAGCATCAGCAGTACCGCCAGAACCACCACCACCACCGCCGCCACCGGAACCAGTTCCTGCGTTGTCAGTATCGATGTTGCCAGCGGCACCACCATTTCCTGAATACCCGGCAGCGCCACCTCCACCAGTAGCATCAGAGGCCGAACCATGTGAGGGAACATTACCACCGTTTCCGCCACCGTCCCCAGTATAAGTTCCGCCAGTTGCGCCCGAGTTAAGTACTCCTCCCCCACCACCAAAACCAGCAACGGTTGCAGTACTTACAAAATAACTATCACCGCCGTTCCCTGCCGAAGTATTTGTTGCCCTAACTCCCCCAGCTCCTACGACTACAGTATAGCTTGTTCCGGGGCTGACAGATATATTATTTTTCCAACCAAGGCCGCCACCAGCGCCACCCCAACCACCAGAGCCGTTCTGACTTTGCCCACCACCGCCACCGCCAACAGCAACGACGCACACACTCGTAACCCCCGCAGGGCAGACCCATGAGTAGGTTCCGGGTGTAGTGTAGGCGTCTTGACCCGGCGGAGCGACAAAGGCGTTTACTCCAGCCAGAGCACAGAGAACACCCGTCATGTCACGTTCCCTGTAGCCACCCACACCGTCGAAGTGACCTTAACCAGTGTCGCAAGGCCGTATTGAGCCAAAGTGCGTGAGCCAGTTGTGGCTGTACCTGCCAACCGCAACGTGTCAGTCGTGATACTAATTGTCTGGCTGCTGCCGCTATTGTTAAAGACCACAATCGTTGCGCCGATAGGGAACGCCACAGAAGCGTTTGCGGGGATCACCACACCGCCAGTCGTGATGCTGATGTGTTTGCCCATATCGGACAACGCCAGCGTGTATGCCGATACTTGGCTGTTCTGCGGCAGACCCTTGTAGCCAACCGCATCAGCGAGATCGGGGGATGTGATGCCGCCTGTGCTGAGAAGACGCAGGGCCTCGACGCCGCCTTCTACAAACGCAAGGGTGTCGGCTGCGGGGGAGTATATCCCCGTGTTTGTGTCACCTGTGAAGGTATAGCTTGGTGCGCTCACAGAGCCAAGTGCGGCTGCAATGCTTGTGGCCGAAGCCGCGCCGAGGGTAGGTGTGACAAGGGTTGGGCTGTTTGACAGCACAACATCGACAGTACCTGTTGAAGTAGTTACGCCTGTACCGCCGTTGGCCACAGGCAATGTGCCGGTGACTTCAGATGTAAGGCTAACGGTTCCAGCAGTGAAAGCCGAGGTACCATTACCTTTAACAATACCCGTGAGCGTCGTAGCGCCTGTGCCGCCGTTGGCCACGGCAAGCGTCCCCGTCAGGTCGCTCGTTGGGATCGTAGCTGAAGCAGTGAAAGGCGAAGTGCCGCTACCCTTAACGTAACCAGTCAACGTAGCCACACCCGTGCCGCCACCCGTCACTTGGGTAACGCCCGATCCGCCTGCGCCGCCAGTTTGCGCAAACACGTTCCAAGTCGTGCCGCTATAAACAAGCTGGATGCTGACGTTGGAGAGGTCGCAGACGAGATTTTCAGCCAAGCCCTCGATGGTGGAGCCATTGCGGCCAACCGTGAGGTTGTTTGTGGCCCACGAACTAGATGTATCGACAACGATAACCTGATCGCCAACAGCCGGAGTGGCTGGAAGCGTAACCGTGAAACCCCCACCGGCAGTGTCAGTCTGTACGCCCTCGCTGTCGGTGGCGGTATAGCTAGACGTTTTGACCGTAGTGTACGTGATGCCACCGCCCGAGGGGGGTTGCGATGACCACACCGTGCCATCGCTGGTCAGGACGTTCCCTGCGGTGCCGACTGAGGTAAGCCCAGTGCCGCCGAGGCTAACAGCCACAGGCGCGGTTAGGCTAAAGACGGTGCCAGCCAGCGTTAAGCCAGTGCCCGCCGAATAGGTAATCGGAGCGCCGAACTGCAAGAAGACAATCGCCGTCGTGCCGACAGTGATTGGCAGTGGTGTCTGTTGCACCCACGACGTGTTGGTTAATGTTGAACCCGCCGTGACGAGGAAGAAGTCGCCTGCGTCGATCTGGTCAACGCCAGAACCTGCGCTGTCAAAGTCAGTTGCGCGGGTGAGGATGTATGGCGTTGAGCCGTCGCCAATTTGCGTTACGGTGTATACGCCGTTGTTGGCCTGCGTCACTTCGTTCTTGACAAGAACACGGTTGGCCGCAACCACGGCCACGCCATCAACCGAAAGTGCGCCATTGGCATTGGCCGTGAGCGTCGCGCCGACACCGCTAGTGCCGTTGTTGTATGTGTTAGCAGGCAAAGCTGCAACCGTTGCCAAACGCACGGACTGGTGGAAGTTAATACCCGACGCGATGCTGTCGGCGTATGTCTTGTTGACAATATCCGTGCCGCCGGTCGGGGCCGTGCTTATCGTGCCTGTCGTGAGCGCGATTGACGTGATGTCGGTATTCGCGCCAGAGGCCGCCGCGCCGAGGCTGGTCAACGCCGCGCCCGCCGTCGTTGCGCCTGTACCGCCGTTGGCCACAGCAAGGGTACCCGCAAGGCTTATCGCGCCGGTTGTGGCTGTAGATGGCGTGAGGCCCGTCGTGCCCGCGCTGAAAGAGGTTACGGCAACTGATGCGAGTGTGGCCCAAGATGGAGCTGCGGCTGTGTTACCAACCAACACCTGACCCGTTGTGCCGACAGCAGTTGCGGCAATCGCCGAAGTGCCATTACCGTACAGGACACCGCTTGCTCCAAGGGTCGTTGCGCCAGTGCCGCCATTGGCAACAGCAAGCGTGCCGCCAAGGGTCAGCGTGCCCGATGATGTGATCGGGCCGCCAGTGAACGAAAGCCCAGTCGTGCCGCCGCTGGCATCAACGGATGTGACCGTGCCGGGGTTGGTGGTCGAGGTAATGGTGAAGTTGGGGTACGTGCCGCTAATGGACGTGCCACCCGCGCCAGTCAGCGCCACAACTTGGTCGGGTGCCGTGTTGACCACTGTGATAGAGCCAGAGGTCGTGATAGGGCCGCCCGAGACACTGATGCCCGTGCTTGCCGTCAAGTTAATGCTGGTGACTGTGCCGCCGCCGATAGGTGCCTGCCACTCTGGCGGAGCCACGCCGCCAGCCGATACCAGTACATCGCCTACGTTACCAGACGTGGGCGTCAGATACAGCGCGTTGTTGCTGGAATACACAACGGCACCGACAACAGGAGACAGACTGTTGCCGGTGCCTCCACGGGACAAGGGGAGCACGCCTTGAGTTTCCGTGGTGTCGCTCAGGTCCACCGCTGGGTGGACGTGATCTTCACGCGCGGCAACAGTCGAGACACCGGGGGTTCCGGGACCGAGAGGCTCAGGCGTTGTAGTTGAAAAGTTTACGGCGAAGGAACGGTTGACGGAGAGGTCTCCACCGCCCGTAAGACCGTCGCCAGCCGTGATTGTGCGGTTTATGGGGACGTAATCCGCGAGTACGATGGGTGCCGAGGTCGCAGCCGTGACGCGCCCTTGTGCGTTAATCGTGAGGACTGGCACGCTGTCGCCATCGCCGTAGGTGCCAGCCGCGACACCCGTGGTGGTCAACATGCTGTCATCGACACCGCCCGGCAGTATGAAGAGCGTGCGGTTGGCAGACAAGTCTCCGCCACCGCTCAGGCCGCTGCCTGTGTTGATTTGACGCGTCGATGGCACCGCGCCAACGGCGGCGATGTTTGAGAACTGAACCTTGTACGTAAGGCCGTCAATTACATACGGCAGATAGCCGAGTGTGCTCGCGCCCAGATACTCTGGCAGGCCCGTGATGCGGGTTGGAATGAGGTTGCTAGGTACATCACTCATGGCTCAAGGTAATCCTCTCCGTCCTCAGTGATGAGGAAGTAGTTATCGTCCTGCGTTATAACACCAGCGGGATCGGTTCCGATAGGTGTGTCTGGGCGGGCGAATGGTAGCACAATATTGTCTGGCTGGCGAGCAGGAAGGCGATATGGGTCATATTGGTCCAAATCTACGGTACAAACCATCAAACCCGGCGAGTTGGGGTCTGAATACAGATCATCGAGCGAAAACTTGCGGCTGCACCGGGCACAGATGCCGATACCCAGTGTGGTCCTGCCGCGAGTGCTGAGATATACAGGCATATC